GTACATCAGCGTACAAGTGTCTCTGAAGAATACACTATTCTCATAAAACCTAGCAACATTGTAGTAGTCATACCACCCCTGGCTGTATTGGGAGATCTCTTGAAGTTGCTCCTTGGTGATCGATTGATCTATTTTATAAAGCTCAGTAAGGGGGAGAGTCTTGATCTCTCCCCAATAAAAGCAATCTCTGAAATATGGATCCTCAGTGTAGCTGTAAACCACATTGGCGGGGTCTACATAGGATATCTTGACGCCTGCGCCGGGAAGAAACTCATGCTTGGCTACCGATATTCCGAGCACTGTCTGATCGTAGTCCAATCTTTTTCTTACCTCGTCATAATGATTGACGTCAAACATGGTATTGATTGCTTCCTCATTTGCTATCTCAATGGCAGGCTTATAGTTAAGCTGCATGTGTAGCGACAATTCTTCGTCAGTTTCAGGAAGCTCGTCAGGATTTGATAGAAAAGGATTGACCCCTGTCTTTCTCTGAATGATCTCAAGAATGTCCTTGCCGGCCATCTGCTGCTCCATCATATTCTGATAGCGGTTTCGATTTGACTGAGACATTGCATCTTGAGCATAAGCCTTTGGCTTGAACATTCTATCGGACATTCCATTAACAACAATGTCCACGAACTTAGGTATCACCGGGACCGGCGTCCAGTCTAGATTGAGATAAGATAAATCCCCATCCACAGCAAGCTCGTTCTTATACTTGGTGGTCGGCTGCTCGCCCCTGGCGTATAACCTAATTCTATGGAAATCACTCCATTGCCCGTAATACCTACAGGATGTTCCGTCCTTTCGGAACCACTCATATTGAATCGCTTGCCCCACTTGCAGCCCGAAACCTTCGGACTTCTTCTCTGCCTCTGTCGCAAACTGACTCGGGAAGTTGGTGGAGATTATGTCAATTACTATATCCTTCATCTAATGATCTGACTTGTTGTTCCGTCGTTCTTGTATCTCGCGAAGTTAATGATAATTTTGGATTCTTTTTTCTCCGGAACATATAAGTGTTTCTGATTAGCCATGATAGCTAGTCCTGAGCTGATAGATGCGTCATGTTTTGTCCTGTTGCTTATGTCAAATTTGGCCCAGTCCTCAAGGGTTCTAACGAATGGCATAGATCCCATTTCATCGGATGGCCTATAGGTTTCTGTGAAGTCAATGCCTATGTGTTTTTCAATGTAAGATTCAATGGCCGCAGCATGTGACTGCCTTACATCTTCAGAAGAGTTAGGTATGCCGCCCAATTCTTTTTCAGTCTTACTCAAGTTCGCATAAATCTTGTCCGGCCTATTCATGGAGAATCCCCTATAGCCTCTGTTCTTAAAATGATACAGAAGTCTTGGCTTATTATTCTCAGCAAGTATAGGCATTCCGTAAAACACGCATGCCATAAGCACCTCTTCAAAGAATATCTCAGCGGTCTGCGGCCTGGCTATGTACTCAAGAAAGAATTCATTCACCGGTGCCTCGTCCATATGGAACTTTGTCTGCCCGTGCAGAGATCCATTGGACCCCCTTCCGTCTACGACCCCTGATATATCATAAGAGTCACAGCCGAAAGAGCCGATATGCTCATTACCAGGGTATCTGATTCCATTGCGGATGTGCACGTTATTCTGCATGTCCTTTTTCGGCGTCCAACTTACCAAGAACCTTCCCTTCTTGTCGGGATAAAACAAAACCTTGGTATCCCTTATTCCATCCTTCCACATAAATGACCCACGGGTCACATGGTGATCCATGATCAGCGAGTCATTATAGTCTATCTGCTGATAAATCTTGGTCAGATTAAAGGTGGCCTGCTTACTCTCATCTCGAAACGCATGCGACTCGGTACGAGGGTATTGGCGGTAAAACTCGTTGAGTCCATCACCGTCATTCTTAAGACCCTCTACCTCTGCCTCCCAAAAATCAATTGCGCCCCTGGTTATCTGAGCCCCGTCAACCCCTCTTATGGTGGCTATAGGGGTTCTGAATACCGGCATACCATAGATATCGATGAATCCCTCAAGGTTCCATTCCATGGGGATGAACAGCCTATAGAGTCCGCTCTTTGTTTGTCCGTTTGCGTTCCTATGGAGAACATCAGAGTCGTTGTATATGTCCTTGAAGTTCTGACCTCCCTTTGCCAGGGCATTGGAAGTGGAGCCCATCATACACTTGCCTATGATCTTGCTTCCAAGTCGAAGACATGTCTTTGTGATTCGCCAATTCTCCTTGATATTGTTCGGCTTCACCCACTTACCGCTTTCGTCATGAGCCAAAAGCCTAAGCTTCTCTCCATCGTATGAGTTCTCCTCCGTATTTCTCCAGTCTATTGTTGTATCCAGGCCAACCACTCGATCATCGTCAATATCATACATGTTCTTTTTGGTGATCCTAGATGCAGGGGTACGGAAAGCTAGCTCTGTTTTTGGTTTGTCCATTCCGTCCATCACAGGCTTGAAGAAAAATGGTAGCCTCGTGTTTATGGGGACAAGTTTATCGGTGAACATCTTCTTGGCGTCACCTCCCGTCTTTGATAGTATGCCGACACGCGCATTCTTTGTTATCGTTGCTAGGTTCACGCACTCTGAAGATGCCATGAACGAGAATCCCGATCGGCGTATTTTAAGGTACACCATCCCAAAGCATCTGTGGTCTGCTTTGCATGCTTCCCAAAATATAAACAGGATCCTGTTTGCTTCTCTAAAGTCAGGGTACCCCATGTCTATACTGGCCCACTGTAGATAGAACCAATGCGCGCCGGTGATGTAGGTCTTTACTCCATTATTCATGAACCAAAACCCCTGCTCTCTGAAATTAAATTGCCTGTCTATGTAGTCGAGCCACCCGTTCTTAAATTGAGATGGCATTTCATTCCATTGAAATATAGATTGAATTTTTGACAAGGCAACAGGAAGCGGCTCTCTCTCCCAGTATTGTTCCGGCTTAGATTTATGTCTTTGAAAACACTCATCCGGCTCCTCAGGTAGCGCGATCGCAACTCCTTCGATCATTACTATATCTCCAATTGAGATCGGTTTCTGTTTTTATTGGAGAGAACCTTCTTTGGTACGTAGTCAACAAGTTTCCTGTATAGTATTTTATTTTGAGTGTCTTTCCGCAAATCCTTTCTTGCTATCTGTTTCGCTTTCTCCCTTTTCGAATTGCTCAATGGCCTCCCGCTCCGCTTCGATGCGGTTCAATATATCAAAGGCATCAAAGATGGCTATCTTTTTTGTGGCGGCGGCATTCTTTAATTTATCCGCCGACAGCTCAGCTGTGTCTCCCTCACCATCAAAATGTTTCTGTATGATCTTTTCTTCCGCAACCTCTATGAGATGATCAACAGCCTTGTATCCGGACTCTATTATCCGCATCTTCATGGCTGTTATTTTATCGATTTTTTTCATCATAGAAAAGTAGTACTAAGCCTGCAATTTGATGGCGATTTGGTGATCAAATATCCTGTACATTTTTTCTCCATCGATATCAAACTCGTACTCGCTGTCGGGAGCGAAACAAATTAGATCGCCCGCGCTTACACCCTGGCCTTTCAGGTATTCGTTTGGGTACCGCATAACACCCATGAGTGGCTCCTCAGTGAATGGCTTCTTAATGTAAGATTCTGTTGCAGCGATAGGAGATACGAAGCAGTATCTATCGTGAGCATGCCAACCGTCGCTATTCTTAAACATAAAGAACTGATCATGCTCGATAAGAAAGATGTCTTCACGGAAAAAGCTTTTACCGCTTCTCCGCCTGCCCTTCATATCATTGTAGAATTTAAATGCATTATGATGAACGATCAGCTCATCCCCAGGAGAGATTGCTCCTGAGTATCCAAGTGGTGTTTCAATAACAACAGCCCGTCTATTTGAGAACTTGTGGTCCTCCTCAGACGTATTGATAACGATGTCTATCCCGGCTATGTTCTTTGTATTGTTGTACCTCTTGCTGTCTGTTGGTTTTACTATAAAGTAGAATGGTGATTTCATTAGAAATCTATATTAAATTCAATTGAAATAGGCATTGATTGACTGAACTCTTTCCACAAAACTACCTCTTCTTTTTTATTGATGATGAAGACTTGAAAGGAAAGATTTTTAATGTTGCGCTTAATGTGATGTATCTCATTCGTATCATTCAATATCTTTTGACCAACCATATAGTGCATCGCACCTTTATAGTCGGGACCTACAGATATTTTACGAATGTCCATTAGATTTTATTAATGGTAACAACAACGCTTGGCCCAGAGGGTTTAACTGCAGTTGAGGAATCAGGATTGATAGATACGGCAAGAGAGTTAGCGGTCCACATAAGATAGATATAATCATTCGCGTTCAATGCAATGAAGTAATTCCAAGCAGCCATAACATCAGATGTATTGCTTTGAACATGAATATTGCGGTTTGAATTAGGAACATTAAACGCAGCAGTTTGTCCATTTTTACGCAGCCAAAAATCTGCTACGTGTGACGAACCCGTTCCATTTGATAATTGAGCGGAGAATGATATATTGTAGACACCCGCATTAGCTACGGTGATTCTTGTCAAGTTTGTTCCGTCAGTTACAACAGAAACTCCATTAGTGGCAGCAGCGTCTGTTTGTCCAAGTATAATAGGAACGGCCTGGTTTGCTCCGGCTGTTAAGGCTTGATTAGAGTTGTCATAAAAAGACCCTTTATATGAATCTACAACCGAAGAGGGATCAACCCACAATACTTCTGATCCTGTCGAGGAAAGAATCTGTCCTGGAGTTCCAGGACTTCCGGATCCATCAATTACAAGACCGGGGAAAACAACTAGAGTGTTCACCGTCATGCTAAAAAAAACTGCGTCTTGAGCCTGAATATTTTGCAAGCCCAAATTCAAACTCTGAGTAGCGCCTGTATAGGGGACAAGCCCAGTAGGTGCGGGGGGATTGATCCACAATGTCTCTGCGCCTGTCGAGGAAAGAACCTGTCCTGGAGTACCGAGACTATTGGATCCATCAAATACAGCACCGGCAAAAGTAGAAGGTCCACTCACTGTCATGCTACCAAGACTTACGCCATTAGCCTGAATACCCCGTATCCCTAGATTTAAATCCTGAGTCGCCCCTACGTAAGGAACAAATCCGGTACCCGCAGATGAATTGATCCATAATGTTTCTGATCCTGTCGAGGAAAGAATCTGTCCTGGAGTTCCAGGACTTCCGGATCCATCAATAAATTGGTTACTAAGAGCGATGTCTCCGAGAACCGTAACGTCGTTAGTGAAAGAGCCATTGCTAGCTATAATACCATATATTCCCAAATTCAAAGCCTGAGTCGCACCTGTGTAGGGGACAAACAAAGCACCAAGACTGATCCACTCTGTTCCTGTCCCTGTTGAAGAAAGAACTTGTCCCGCAGTTCCTACAGAACTGTCAGCATCTTCTAGTGTACCTCCCACAATGAGTGCGTCTGATGATTCAATAGTGGGTGCTGTAATGCTTGATGCCCCTGAAAGAACTATGGCCACATCAGCTGCGGCATCTCCTGCGTCAAGAACCTCCTGGAGTCCGTATGTTTCCCAAATAGTTCCGACTCCATTTGTAGACAGTAGCTGACCGGAAGTCCCCGGATTGCCAAATCCATCAATGAGTTGGCTGTCAAGAGTTAAGGTTCCGATAGCCTGAATTGGGCCGTTGAATTCTGCTAGCCCCGCAATCACCGTAAGGCCATTGCTAAGAAAGGCAGAATCAGCGGTAAGATTATAGGCGCCCAGATCTACATTCTCAGTTGCTCCA